CAATCACACTACGGGATCGCTCTGAAGCGACTCCAATCCCTTTCCGATGAACCAACTTTGCCAGGACTAGAATAATGGAAACTCGTACCACTCGCATCGCCCTCCTCGACACCGAAACCACGGGCCTTGAACCAAACGAAGTAATCGAATTCGCGTGGGTAGGTCTGGATGACGTGACCTTCAATCGTCAGACTAACATCACCTGCAACAAGTACAACACAGATCTGACGATCAGCTATGGAGCTGCAGCCACGCACCACATCCTCCCGTGTGACTTGGTCTACTTCCCCAAGTTCTCCGCTGACGAAATTCCGGCTGCAGAATACTTGATCGGCCACAATATTGACTTCGACTGGAAAGCTCTCGGCAAGCCTGCCGGGAAGCGCATCTGCACTCTCGCCCTCTCCCGTCGCATCTGGCCTACTCTCGACAGCCATTCGCTTAGTGCAATGTTCTACTTCCTCTTCGGGATGAACGACCTCTCCCGCACCGTCCTGCGCGAGGCTCACAGTGCCTTCCACGATGTTGCAATCACGCACCGAATTCTCCAGTGCATCGTAAACAAGCTCGAAATAACCTCCATCGAGGAACTCTATGAGAAATCAGAAGAAGCCCGCATTCCCACGCACATGCCCTTCGGAAAGTTCAAGGGCCTCCCAATCTCCGAAGTCGACAAAGGCTGGGCTTCCTGGTATCGCAAGCAATCCGACACCGACCCCTACATCATGATCGCACTCTCCCGCGCGGGGAAGTAATCATGTCGGACTTTGGTCAGTCATTTCTCAAACAAGAAGGGGCGGTAATAAAGATTGATCCTTGGGATGAGGGGGAGGATGAGGGGGAGGACACAACCGTCTGGATGGAACTCTCCCTCTCCACCAAGCTCTCTCGCGAGGAAGTCCATACGCTCGTCGACACTTGGCTAACGGAAAACAATTGGGAGTGATATGCCACAAAGCCGCACCGCCTCGCTGACCGAAGCTGCCCTCAACGTAGCTCTCGGTTTTTGTGTTTCGGTGCTGGCGAACTGGATAATCCTCCCACACTACGGAGTCAACGCTCACCTTTCAACATCAATCGAAATCGGAATCTGGTTTACTCTTATCAGCTTTGCCAGGAGCTATATCCTGCGCAGGTTATTTGTTTGGTTACACGGAAAAGGGATCTTAAAATGAGTCGCATGGGAACTGGGCAACCTAACAGCAAGATTATGATTGTTGGAGAGAACTTCACCGAGGCGGAAGAGTATCAGGGAGAAGCCTTCCTCGGGATGAGCGGCGAGCGACTGAACCGAATGCTCCACGACGTAGGTATCATGCGCTCGGAATGCTACACGACGAATCTCTGCAATCGCTACCCGCCGCACGGAGATATAAATAACTGGATCGCACACAAGCAGAAGGATATAACAGCTTCCCATACGATGTGGAAAGGAAAGTATGTTCTTCCCCCGATCATGGAAGGGTACGAGCGACTGATGCGAGAGATCGAGCTGGTTAAGCCCAACATCATCATCGCTTGTGGAAATGCTGCAGCGTGGGCATTGACCGGCGCTTGGGGCGTGATGAAATGGCACGGGTCGCAGCTCAATATTGACGGCGATCAGAGCAAGACGAAGGTGATCCCCACCTACCATCCGACCCAAATCCAGTGGGCGTTTGATCTCCGCGCCGTAATGGTGAATGATCTGAGGCGAGCGGCGAAGGAATCCCAGACACAGACCTACACTAACATCCCCGAGTGGAACTTCCGTATCCGCCCGAGCTTCCTCCTCGCCAAGTCCTCCCTCGAATCCCTCCTCGCCCAGCTCAATCTCGGCCCACTCTGGATCACGTTCGACTTGGAAACTCGTGCCGGGCACATCGCGTGTGCGGGTTTCTCTTGGACTCTCCAAGACGCAATCAGCATTCCCTTCATGTGCGTGGAATCTATTGACGGATACTGGGAGGTCGCAGAAGAAGCCGTCCTAGTTCACCTGATCTACCAAATCCTCACCCACACCAACGCAAAGGTTCGCGGCCAGAACCTCCTCTACGACGCTCAATATACCTACCGCCATTGGCACTTCGTTCCGCGCGTAGCTCAAGACACTATGATTTCCCACCACACTATGTGGGCGGGCCTTCCGAAACGCTTGGACTTCCAAGCCTCAATGTATTGCGATCATTACGTTTACTGGAAAGACGATGGAAAAACTTGGACAAAGGATGTGGGCGAAGACCAGCTCTGGTCGTATAACTGTATTGACTGTGTACGCACTGACGAGGTGGGAATTCATGAGCTTGGGGCGATCAAACAGATGGGTCTCCAACAAGTTGAGGACTTCCAACAAGCGCTCTTCTGGCCAGTCCTCAAGGCTATGCAGATCGGTGTTCGAATTGATAAGAAGGGAAGAAATCTCTTCGCGATGGAACTCCAGGAAGAAATGGAGGCGCGTGAAGCTCTGTTCAAAAAGATTCTCGGTCATCCGCTAAACCCGCGCTCATCCGTCCAGATGGCCAAGCTCTTCTACAACGATCTCGGCATCCCCCCTATCATGTCGCGCGCAAAGAAAGGTGCGCCAGCTCATATCACCTGCGACGATGAAGCTCTCGTCAAGATCATGAAAAAGGAACCGATCACGATTCCGCTGATCCGAGCAATCCAAGAATACCGCTCCCTCGGCGTGTTCCTCTCCACCTTCGTTCTTGCTCCACTCGATAAGGATGATCGGATGCGGTGCTCCTACAACATCTGCGGGACGGAAACGTATCGGTTCAGTTCTTCCGCTAACGCCTTCGGCTCCGGAACCAACCTCCAGAACATTCCGAGCGGCGCGGAAGAAGATGGCCTCGTCCTTCCTAACGTCCGCAAGCTCTTTATCCCTGACGAAGGCTACACATTCTTCGACATGGACCTTGACCGAGCCGACATGCAGGTTGTCGTGTGGGAGTCCGGGGAACCCGCCCTCAAGGAAGCCCTCCGCAAGGGCGTCGACATGCACATCTTGAACGCCATCACGCTCGCCGGAAAAGAACTCCCTGACCTCGATTGGCTCTGCGACGGACACCCCGAATATGATCGGATCAAGTCCATCTACAAGCGTGAGCGCCAACTCGCCAAGGCCTTCATTCACGGGACCAACTATGCCGGCGGCGCCAGAACAATGGCTATCGCAGCCGGCGTAACCGTCGCCCAAGCCGAGCGCTTCCAACGTATCTACTTCGGTGCCTACCCCGGTATCAAGGAATGGCACACCCGTACTGAACGCCAACTGAAAACTCACCACTATGTCCAAAACGCTTTTGGTTATCGTCGCTATTATTTCGATCGTGTGGATGGTCTGCTCCCTGAAGCCCTCGCGTGGATACCACAATCTACCGTTGCCAATGTCATCGACCGAGCCTGGCTCAACATTTACAACAACCTCAAGGAAGTCAAAGTTCTCTTGCAAGTTCACGATTCCCTCTGCGGAGAATTTCCAACCCACCGCAAGGCCTGGTGTATCCAGCGAATGCAAGAGGAAAGCCAGATCGTGATCCCCTACCCCGATCCGCTCATCATCCCAGTAGGAATCAACTGCTCAACTGAATCATGGGGAGCCTGTAAATAGGGGGTATGAAATGACAAGAGACTACAAAACAGATCCTACATACAAATCTTGGGAATGCATGAAGCAACGATGCTTAAACCCTAATAATCCTAGATTTGATTCCTATGGTGGACGTGGCATATGTATAGAACCAGCTTGGTTATCTTTCTCGGGATTTCTTGCCGATATGGGAGAACGCCCAAAAGGAATGACCCTCGACAGAATTGACAATGACGGGGATTATACTAAGGCAAATTGTCGATGGATTTTACACGGACATCAGCAAAGAAATACTAGGAGAAATAAATTGTCACTACATCTTGTAAAAGAAATACTTGCGGTTCAACGTGTCTGGGAAGGTAGCGACAGGGAACTAGCCAGACAATTTGCAAAAGAGTTGGGGGTCAAAGCTGAGACCATTAGAGAAGTTTTAAAAGGGCGGATCTGGAATGACTAAGCGCAATTACCCCGATTGGCTTAAGGCCTACGTCGACTACGCCTCGGTCACGGAAGCCCCAAAGCGAATGCACTTCTGGTCCGGAGTCTCCGCTATCTCCGGGGCGCTCCGCCGGAAAGTCTGGATCGACATGGCGCGCTTCCAATGGTTCTGCAACATGTACATCGTCTTCGTCGCACCGCCCGGAGTCGTTTCAAAATCCACTACCACCGACATTGCGATGGATCTGCTGAAAGAAGTCCCCGGAATCAAGTTCGGCCCGGACGTTGTGACTTGGCCCGCTCTCGTCTCCGCCTTCGCCGCTTCGTCCGAGTCTTTCATCTACGAAGACGAATGGCACACGATGTCGCCGCTCACGTTGGTCGCTTCCGAAATGGGTTCCCTGATCAACCCGCAAGATCGCGAGATGGTCAACCTATACATCACCCTCTGGGATGGGAGAAGGACGTTTGAAAAAGTCACAAAAATGTCTGGAAACGACACAGTTGAAGCTCCATGGATTAACATGCTTGCTTGCACTACACCCCACTGGATCGCTGATAATATGCCTGCAGCTACCGTCGGAGGAGGATTCACATCGCGTTGCGTTTTCGTCTACGCCGACACGAAGGAAAGATATATCCCCTTCGTTGATGAAATGGCAGACACCTCCGACGACGAAACCAGAAAAAAATTGATCCAGGATCTCGAACATATCTCACTCCACATCGCCGGTCCATACAACATTACCAAGCAAGCTCGAGACTGGTATCGTCCGATCTATGAAGCGTTCTGGAAGACAGCTGCAGAGCGGATGGATGATACGGTACTGGAAGGCTACGCCGCTCGCAAGCAGACCCACCTTTTCAAGACCGCTCTGATCATTGCAGCCTCCCAACGCGACGAGCGGATCATCACACTCGAAGATCTCCAGCTCTCAATGATGATGTTAGAAGATGTGGAAGAAACAATCGGGAAGGTATTCTCCCGGATCGGCCGAACGGAGACTTCCCTCCAAGCTGAGAAGTTCATCCAGTTCGTCCTCCGGCGGGGCGGCGTTGCTTACGATGAAGCCTATCGGATGGTCTACACCCACTTCACAGACTTCCGGGATTTCGAAGGGATTGTTTCCGGGGCTATCCGCTCAGGCCAGCTTGTTCTTGAACAGAAGGCGGATAAGTTCTGGCTGCGGGCGGCGAACCGCCCAGGTGAAACGAGTTTCCGCCAACCTCCTCCCAGTCGCCCGAATCCTTCATCGACACTTGATCTGGTGATTCCATGAACACGATACCGCAATGTAACGCGAACACGAAAAAGCATCCCTTCTCAGTCGAGAACCTAATCACAAGCGGTCTCGGTTATTGCTGCGCCTGGGTCTTCTTCCGCCGATTCAGAAGAACAGCCCTGATTGCTGCCCGCTTAGGGGTAACAACCAGAGCTGTCCGTTATGCTAAAGCTCGGTTTAATTCAGGTGAGATGCAGTGTCAGCATTGCGAGAATTGTATGGAGAAGAGAATCACTTGACGTTGTATCCCCGGTTCAGCCAGTCTCGCCGAATAGCTTCCTCCGCTGCTTTCACTGTACCCAGCCGCCCGTTCCGCACCATCATTTCCGCCTGACTCCGAAGCTCCTCCCGCGATTTTGTCAGTTGCGTATTCGGCCCTCCGATAGCTCTATCATAACTCGGGGCGGCCGATTCTTTTTCCGGGGAAGCTTTCGTTCCATCTCCAAACAAACTTCCACCAGTCGCATCCTGATACGCTTTGTGTCCCTTCGGACCAAGCACATCTGACCCTCCGAACAGCCCCGCAAGTTGCATCACATTCTGCGCATTCGCCTGTTTCCACAGATTATCCTGTTCCTCCATCCGACCGGACTCTTCAATCATCTGTTCCCACGTCATCCGGTTCAGCACATCCGGATTGAACGGAACATACCTATCCCCACTATCTTGAATCATTTTGTACTCCCTTCAATCGGAACACTGTTCGCAAGCAACTCCGTCTTCCTCTCACCACTCTTCGTAGATCCAAAGTAATACGCTAGGACCTGCTCACATTTCGCGCTGAGGTAGCCGACAAGAGTTCCAGCAAGGACAGACTCGACCTTAGCGTAACCAAGGAGAGTTGCACAGACCAGAGTAATAAAAGCTCCAACAACAAGGTATCCGAGGTTCCTGTTTGTTTTATCTTGGACAACTTCCTCACGTCGTCTAGCTGAATCACGGTCGCCGGCATATAATTGTTGCTCCTGTATGTCAAGTTCTTTCATTCGGGTTTTGAGAGCTTCTTCCGCCATCCTGATCTGAACAATCTGGTCGCCGGATAACCTCCCGCTTTCCACCTTGCTCTTGATCTCCTGCTCCGTCGCCCCTCCCATTCCAAAGGCTGCGCCGAGTGCCTCCACAGCAAGCCCTGCGAAGGGACCTCCTAACGCTGTAGCTACGGTCGGAGCAATCACTCCGATGATGTTCTTCCAGTTAATATCTGCCATGTTACCTCCTATTATTTAATATGGTCCTTCGCCCAAATTATAAGGGCCCCTACGGGAGCTCCAACATAAGCGAGAAATTTCAGGAATAGGATAACTCCGTGGGATCTTTCCATTATCTGAAATAGTTCTTCGAGTCGCGGGCGAAGCTTTTCTTCCTGTTCAATATGGTCATGAACTATTGCCCTGAGCTCCAAAAGAAGACTATGCAGTTGATTGTACTCACCATCAGTCATAATTAAGCCACCCCAATCTCACCTTCAGCCTCAAGAGTCAGCGCCGTAGTAGTACCCGCACCCCCCACCAGAAAGTCTGTCGTATCGAGCCTGAGCATTCCGTACCAGTCAATATAGCTATTTGCCGCTACACTCTGCCCTGTTCCTACAACTTCAGTTCCTGCCACATTACCTCCGGTCGCCCCGAGCCAGAGCGAGAAGGTTGCTGCCGAAGCAGTCTTGTTACTGATCCTGATATGGCGGAGGATAAGATAAGTCTTCGTATTACTCGAACCACCGGAGGGCATCACACCCCCCGTCAACGTCGGAGGATTCAACAGATCACTTGTTAGCGTAGTCGTCAAGGCCAACGGACCGATACGAATAGTTTTATTTGCAGCCATTTTTTTCTCCAGGTTAAGTGATAAATATTACTAAGCTACTCGTTACATTGTCCAAGGCGGCCCAACATAACCATCATCATTGTCGTCAGTACAGAAAAAGAATATCGGAACGAGCTGCGTGGAGACTGACGATCCTCCTCCACCACTACCACCTGAACCCCCACGCATGGTAATAAAAGAGATCTGTTCGTTCCCATCCACATCCCCATCCTGTATTTCTCCATTCATTCCCGACATAGGATAGGTTCCGTTAGCCAGTGCCAAAAGAGAAGGACTACTTGTAACTTCCCAAACCCTGTTCATTGCAACAGACAGTTTATAGAACCAGTCTCTCCAAACCTGATCCTCCATGTTGGAAGTGTTCGGAGGTGGGGGAAATTTCGCAATCATTCTTTACCTCCCCAGTCTTTCCGAATTTGCCTACGACGTTCTTGGGTAGCCGCTCGTTCGATCTTGATGGTGGCTTTCTGTTCAGGAGATGTACCGTAGATTGGGAAGCCGATCGCAGAAGCCGTCGGCCGCGTGACTCGCTGACTTGGAGTCAACCCAGGCTGCATTGCAGTATTCACTGTGAACGGGAGAGCTGCCTGTGCTGCATGCCCGGCAAATGTTTCAAACTTCGGTGCAGTGTCCCCATAGCCAGACTTTCCTGACATCCGGTCGACTAACATCTTGGGGGCAAAGCCAAGTTTATTGTACGCGAATCGAACCGGATCAGTTGCTGCGTGGACAGCTTCAAAGGTGTGCTTACCTGCTTGCATAGACGTTCCATCCTCAAACTCAAGCCTCGTCGGATCTTTATTTTCAAAGATGGAGTGACCGGAAGTCATATAGTTAATTCCATTCAGGAGTGTCATCCAGTACAAGGTCGAGCGGAGAGCGTACCTTCGATAGAGATCTGTCGCATTCTCCGGTTTCCACAAACCTAGCAGAGTACGGTCACTCTCCCCAAACGCTTTGAACCCTGCACGCAAAGTACTGACTGCCCAGTCCGGTGCGAACGCAAGCATTTGAGCGAATCGCTGGCCTTCCGGACCAGCGAAGAACATTCCCAACGTTCGCCCAAGCTGAGTCTTCGCATCCGCTGCGATGTTGAACCAGTTCAAACCGCCCGTCAGATCGTTCGCATACGTCGCTACTTCCCGCGCGATCTGTTCCCGTGATTTCAGCGGAACCTTCTTCGGGTTCGCCGCATGCGCTTCCGCATTACGAAGCATCAAGGTCTCGAACTCTTTCAGGAAGACCGCCCCCTTGATCCCTGCATGAAGGTAATCCCAAGTCAGCTTATCCAGCTTCCCATTCACCCAGTCAATCTTATCCGTAACCGCAGTTCCGATCTTCAGTTCCTTTCCGACCAGCCGTGGGGTTATGTTATTAACTGCCTTTCCAATATCCCCGATAATAGACTGGCTTACATCCAGCGGAATCTGCATCGAGAGTCCGTTCTTGATTCCCAGGTCGAGCGTATCTCCAAGTCCTCCCTCTCGATACATCTTCAGCGCCGCATTGATCGGCTTCATGTTGACGCCAGTCTTGGTCGAATAAAAATCCTTCCCCATCGCGTTGATGTAGACTTCCATCAGACTCTTCGCGTGGAAGAGAGAACCGAAGACTTGTACTCTCTTCACCGCCATCGCAAGTCCATGCAGTCCCCTCGTTACCACGTTCGGATCAGAGTTATTCAGCACCACCTTTAGGCTATCCACCAGATCAGGATGAACTCCATACCCTATCATCTGTGGGTGGTTCAGCTTTTCATACCCCTGCGGAATGTTGTTATTCTTATCCTGCCGCACGATGTAGGATTCTCCGGCGGGCGACTTTGCTTGCTTCAGGTTATCCAGAAGAATCTTGTTCTCGATCGCTGTCCGCATTGATTTTGTATACAGCCCGACGATCTCGCCCACATCTTGCGTCTTGAGGCGAAGTCCACTTCCCTTTAGCGCCGAGTTAATTTCGTCGAAGGTTTCATACTTCCCACGCTTTCCAAATCTGGTGTTCGGGGAGCCGCTCGACCCACCTTCCCCAGACTCAAAGATCCTCCGGAGAATTCCACTCTCTTGCTCCAGCGTCATGGTAGGATCGCGTTCGACTATATACGAGATATAATTCGCCCGCATACCCTTAATTACTTCCGCGTCCGTCGCTTCCTTCCCGATATTATCCAGGAACTGACGAACATACCCGTAGACCTGTCGCTCTTTCGGCGCGAGTCCTTCAGGCGAACCGCGATCCAGTGCTTCGGATACAGCAACGCGGCGGGCGGGATCGGGAATAGCAGTGTTAATATCCCGAACCATGTTGTCAGTCATACGCTGCTGCGAGGCGATGTTCCCGTTGCGGATGGAGATGAACTGATCTGTCGTTAGCTTCCGAGCGGGCTTCAATGCAGCCTTGCCGAGAATGATAGCAGAAGCTACTGCCGCACCATAGACCGGATCGCCAGTCTTTCCACCAATGTACGTTCCTGCGCCAAGCACAGCCCCGACGCGGGCGGCATTCCAGGTGGCTTGCTTCCACGAGAGGGTCTTTCCCATACCGGCTAGGGTTCGAGGGAGCCGCATCAAACCTGCTCCCGCAATCCCGCCGAGAATGGCGCCAGCTACTTTCGAGTCGCCCGCGAGAAGACCGCCGGCCAGCATTCCCGCCCCGACCAGCGCAATCCCTCCGAGCAACTTCGGATCGGCCTTACCATACTGGTTGATTCGGCCGGCTTGACTCTTCGTCGGGACTTCGTACCAGCCGTGGCCGGAAGAGTCCGTGACGTGCTTACCGCCGAGGGACTTGAGATAAGATTCGATGTCGGTCTTGTAGCGATCGTAGATGGATTGGTGGCCAGGCTCTTTAAAACGTGGCCTAGGTTTGGAAAGCTCGCGTGCATTATTAGCTTGATATGCTCGCATAGAGCGTAACTCTTCTGTACCAACTGTACCATTGGATTCCCGCTGTATTTGCTCTAATTCCCTAATACGAATTTCAACTCGTTTTTGCGCTTCTGGTAATGTATCTTCTGGCCACCCCTCCACCTTCGCCACAGTATCGGCATCGGCGAAACGGACAACATCCCGACCTTCGGCCGCACTCTTATTCAGCTCCTCTCGAATCAAGCGGCGAGGCCAGTGCTTGAGCATTGGGGAAACCGAACTCGCTGCATCCGACGAGCCAAGCTTCGCTTCCAGTTCCGCTATCTTCACCCGACTATAATGCTCGGAATCTTTCAACAGATTCCTATACGCATTCTCGCCAGGACGCCGTGGAACCTTAAGCTCTTCCACCGCAAGCCTGGCAGCTTCACTTCGTGCACCAGCATCCGCAATCGCGTCAATGCTTTGAAGCTTCCCTTGCAGCAGCAACTTCCTGTCCTTCGCCGCTTCCAGCTCTTCCTGCAACTTCGCCTTCGCCTCCGGAGCAAGCTCTTTCAGATTCTGCGCCAGATCACTCTGCACTTCCACCACGTGCTTGACTCCGCCCTCTTCAAAGCTCCTCGTCCAGCCT